GCTCGGACTCGTTCTCTTTTGATTACCCGAACGACAAACCTGACGCACGATGACCGCGCCCCTGATAATCACCGAACCCCTGACAACGCCGCGGGCATCGTTGCGTCCAGGGCCTTGTTCGCCGTTGGTCGCGGCTCTGTGCGTGGCTGGCAATTCGGTATATCATTCGTTGCCCGGAGTGGAGTGCTACGATCCGGCGCGGGACGTGCGAACATTCGACGGCGGCATGCCCGTGGTTGCCCATCCACCGTGCCGTTCGTGGTCCGCTTTCTGTGCGCACCAGGCCAAGCCGCCGGTTGGGGAAAAAGAGCTTGGCCCGCTCTGCGTGGAGTGGTTGCGGACGTGTGGCGGCGTGCTGGAACATCCGGCACATTCGAGGCTGTTCGATCACTGCGGATTGCCAAAGCCTGGCCATGCCACGCGCGGAGAAATCTGGACAATGGAAGTGTGGCAAGCGTGGTGGGGATATTCGATGATGAAAAAGACATGGTTGTGCTTCTGTGGAGTGTCACCGAATGCCGTGCATTTGCCGTTTCGGCTGCATCCCCAAGGCGTTGACCGCCGCCGCCAACAACTTATGAGCAAAAATCAACGTGCCGAAACGTGCCGGGAACTAGCTGAGTGGCTGGTTGCCATTTCCCGTACGGCGAACGTCGAGGCCATCCGGCCCGCGACGAACACCCCAACCAACGAAACAAAATGACTCTTACCGGAAAACCTGACAAGACCGCTTGTAGCGGGTCGGATGCGCCGACTGGTTATGCGTCTGAATTACCGAAATCGGATGAAATGGTAGTAATCGGTATGTCGGAATGGTCTGATTATTGGAAATGCGTGTCGTCCTCGGTAGATTCGATTGCCAGGGAAATACCCAAAATACCAGCGGCTCAAGGGTACGCGAAAGTAGAAATGCTCGCCGCGCTGAAATCTCTGGTTGGAATCATGGAGCGGGCTTCGATGCCGCTGATTGTTTCTCCGCATAACGCCAAAATCCTGCCATGACCACCGCGCCACCTACCGCCGCTTGCTCTGTGACTCCCTCGCGGGGGGCATTGGCAGCGATGCCTTGTTCTCCATCTTCATTCGTGAAGGTGGCCAAACATGAAATCTTCAACGATCACTTCCAGAACTACAAGCGGCACGCGATTCCGAAGGCGCAACTGGTCATCGCTGACATCCCCTATAATGTCGGCAAGAATGCCTACGGGTCAAACCCTGCATGGTATGAGGGAGGCGATAGCGCGAACGGAGAAAGCAAGCTGGCGAACAGTGAGTTCTTCGACACAGACAAGGACTTTAGAATCTCTGAGTTCCTTCACTTCTGCTCAAAGATGCTCAAGCCGGAAAACAAAAAGGAAACGGGATCGGCCCCGTGCATGATCGTCTTCTGTGCCTTCGACCAGCAAATGGAAATCATCGAAAAGGCCAAGGAACACGGGCTAATGAACTACATCAACCTGGTCTTCATTAAAAACTTCTCTGCCCAGGTCTTGAAAGCAAACATGCGCGTCGTGGGAAATTGTGAATACGGGCTGATCCTCTACCGTGACAAACTGCCGAAATTCAATAATGGGGGGAAAATGATCTTCAACGCAATGGAATGGCCAAGGGATAACGAAAGCGAGAAAATCCACCCCACACAGAAGCCGGTCAGGCTCTTACAACGCCTCATCACGATCTTCACCGACCCCGGCGAAGTGGTCATTGATCCATGCGCAGGAAGCGGATCAACGATCATCGCGGCGTCACGGTGTGACCGAGCGGGCTACGGATTCGAGATCAAGAAAGACTTCTATAAAGCGGCTTGCGGATGGCTGAAACGCGAGAAGCAACAAATGACGCTGAAGCTATGAAATCTCTGGAGAACGAATCAAGTGATGGCGCGGCGGGCTGCGGCCCGAACTCGCCTTGAGAGCTTATCGCCGTCGGCCATCCACGTCTTGTTCGTGGGCGGTGGACTGGCACGAAAGACCCCGAAACCATGATAACAATACCAGAATCCTACATGCTCTTGAGCTGCGGAAAATGCGGCCACGAAGCCGACTTCTTCGACTTCTGCCACACCCCGATCACCGGCGAACTTCCGAGCGGAACCCACCAATGTCCGAAGTGCCGCAAGGCATGGAAGATGGAAACGGTCGATAAAGGCCAATGGTTCGACTCCGGCCTCTACATCCCCGCCGGCCGGCGCTCCGTCGCAATCCCTACAATCCTATGAAAACACCCGAAGAATTATCCGCCCGCTTGGTGGAGTGCATGAAGATCCAGAACGCCAAAAACGAAGGCACGTCCGAATGTGCTGAATGGATCGCTCAAGATCGCGAGTTCGCGCTGAAAACCGCGCTCAATCAAGTGACCGGCGGAATCGGAATCATGGTCATTGCTGGCGTCGATCCGCTGGAAGTGCTGAGTCGTTGGATGGACGCCGTGGAGCGCCACAATTCAAGTCCCACGAACGCTGAGGCCATCCGGCCCGCGGCGAACACCACAACCAACGGAACCGATGAGTGATACCCCAACGAAACAAGGAGCAGCTTGTAGCGGGTCGGATGCGCCGACTTGTTCTCCGTCTTCTGAGGTGTGGATTGGAAACTGTTCGAAGTGTAGGACCCCCTATCGGACGAACCCGCCGAAGGACAAAACGCAACCGATCACGCTGTTATGTGGGCGATATGGAAACTGTGACGGATTGGTCACTATGGCACCCATCGAGGGGTTTCCAGTCGATCCCAACGATAAGCCGGAGCGGGACCGAGAGTTGGTTCGCGGCCTGCTCCAAGCGTTGGCTGCTTACACGTTTGCCACGCCGTGGTTAATCGCGAGATCATTGACGGGGATCTTGTGGACCCAGAAAGAGGTCGAGCAACTTTATCCGGAGAACGCTGAAGTGGAGGCACGGCGCGAATAAGATGCCTCTGATGACCTACCTAGAAACTACCAATATGGAAAACGACACCGCACACCTAGAACCAGCTAAAGAAAAAGCTGATGAGCCGTTGCCTCGCACGACTTGTTCTGCGTTGGTTGACGGTGAGGAGTTTGAGTTCATCGGCGACTTCGGAAAGCCCGAAACCTGCCCGTCCTGCGGATCGCCCGCAATACGAGGGGCATATCAAGAGAGGATGGGGCATTGGATTCACGGCTACGAATGTGGGTCCACATGGAAGGAAGTAGCCCTATGGGCCTACGTGCTTTCTCCGCCGAACGCCTAGCTCTGGCACCGCCACCACCCAACACCCCAAGACTATGCCCGCCAAAAAATCACAATCGAAGCGAAAACGCCCTGCCAAACAGAAGACTGGTGGCGGTTGTCCAGGAGCGACTTGTTCGGAGTTTGCCGGAATACAGGCGTTGATCCAAATCAGGGAAGCGCTAGGCGATCCGTGCGGAAAGCTGATGCAAGACGAGCTGGTCGATAAAGTGCTGAATCTGATCCAAGGCGAAAAGGAACTCCGCGAAGGGGTGATCAAATACATCAAAGACCACGAAGACGAGAGCGTCGATGAACTCAAATACCTGCTCGATTACACCCAGTGGTGGGACTGGGATTTTACTCCTCCGAACGCCACAGCGATGGCATCCCCACCACTAACACCCCAAGACACCGACCATGAGTAAAACCAAAACGAAGCCAGAAAACGCACCCCAAGAAGAGACTGGTGGGGATTGTCCATCCGCGACTTGTTCGGGTTTCTTCATTGTGAACTGTTTTGACAGACCGAGCGAGGATCACATCGCGGAGCGCCGAAAAGACGGGTATCTGTATTATGTTCACCCGAAGCTCCGAAACGAGAAAAGGTTTTGGGCGATGAACCCCGACGCTCCGACACCGCTGGAAGACTTTGGAATCCGCATCCTGATCGAAGGTGGGGAATTGCATGGCAAGCTGGTCGATCCGTCACGCGCCACATATCTCGACGGACGGGCGAGGAAATGGCAAGGCTCGGACTCGTTCTCTTTTGATTACCCGAACGACAAACCTGACGCACGATGACCGCGCCCCTGATAATCACCGAACCCCTGACAACGCCGCGGGCATCGTTGCGTCCAGGGCCTTGTTCGCCGTTG